TACATCCGCAAAGCAGGGCAGACTGGTGCAGCTTTCTTATTTGGGCAGGATAGCAACAACATTTTCAATTCTGGGAACAATGGAGAATTACTGGCAAATGACTTCTACGGGGACGTTTGGGCGAACGGTGCAGAAAGAGAGCGTGATTATGTGCTACCTGAAGAATCGCTTAGTGTGGTCATTTTCAACTCAACCGACCTAGTGACCATCAATTCCATCGCCAAAGATAGGGTGTTCGAGGACAGGAGCGTGAAAGGCAGTGTAGCCATGTTTTGTATCGTGGACTACAAGATAAGCCCAGCTTCTTTTCCTGTCGTCGAGCGAAGCATTCGGGACTACTACCAGCCAGCCAAAATAGTTACGTTACTGAACTTCGATAGCAGTATCATTGACCAAAGTTATCGCGCTAAGACCTTGACCAGCAATATCTCGGTACTTGACACAGTTAACAAGAAGTTTGGAGTCGCTAGTTTTCCTATTGCCAAGAACAGCGCCCCTGCCTATGTACAAATACCTAACGACTCAGACTATTCTTACCTTACGGGCGATTTCACTATTGCGGGATGGCTACTTACAAATCGAGCCACTACAGGAAGCGAAGTTATTAACATCTACACACAACAAGGACTCTCACTATTCTTTTCTGCCGACCGACTATACTTGGGTCGTTCTTTGATACTTGGACTTGCTTTGTTTTCTGTCGCCTTACCTATATCCTCCACTGTGTTCAATCATATCGCTTTGACGAAACAGAATGGAACGATGAGACTGTACGTTGGTGGAGTTCGCGTATACGAAGCTGCTGATGACTACGAGTATCGTGACTGGAATACTGACGCACAAATAGGACAAGCCACTGCAATAACTACAAGTGGCTTGAACATCAATTTAGATTCTTTTGTGGTGTACAGAAGGATTTCGCTTTACAACGGTGCAAGCTTCGCGCCTCCAAGTAGTGCTTATGCAGTCTAGTTTAGGTCAAGAATGCCTGAAAATTGACTCAGATAATTACTTGGGTCGAGTTCATCGAGTTCGCCCTTTCGCTTCATCTCTCGTTCGCGCAAAAACTTCTCGCGTTTAGCTTGTAGCTCTTTCATGTAGTTGTCCGATTTCTCCAGCGTCTTGAGTTCTGCTGGGGTCGCCGTACCATGATACCGTCTCAGTTTGTATAAAAATACTTGTGAATGGCGAAACTTGAGATATAACTGCTCTTTGGTCTTATCTTCACTTCTGTAAGCTTTCTTACGAAGCAGTACAAATTTACCTAAACCAAAAATATCGATTGGAGCAGTTTCATCAGCACATAATTGGGCTTCTATTGCTTTGGTAATCTCGCGGAGTGTTTGATAAACGAACGCTGGTGTCAAGAAGCTGCCTGTGTCGGGAAATCGGTCTAGTAGGTTAGCGTGGGCTTGGAAAACATAGGCAGGAATGTGCTTGCGTGTCTTTTTAGTAACATTAATAAGGTCTTTTTCTTTCTGCTTCCTTACGATATCAACGTAAGGTTCTGGTGTAGGTTGTGACATAGTGTTAAGATATACATATCACTTCAATCGTAGCATGATGAGAAAACAGTCCAATAGTTTCAAAGAGTTCAAAACACAAGAGTACTTCAAAGCATTAGCTAAATCAGTGTTGCAAGTTCGCAGAGCTATCAACAGTGACTTTGCCAAAAATACTTTTGTCGATGAATTAGCTAAATGGATTGCCAAATCGAATGCCAGCATCTATGAAGTACCAGAGACTATCTTCGACAAGTTTGCAGAAAAGAATGTAAGCGACATCACCAATAAGTACTTTGCCAAGGTACAGGTCGAGTTTGGTAAGGTACTGACTACTAACTTTGAGTCGATGATTAAATTGGCGCTGAGACATCAGATGTACGACTATTTGTACGAGTATGGCGATGATGATATTCGTAAATACTTTGACACGCAGGTAATAACCGAAGATACTAAAGAGCTATCAGCAGAGTTTGCGGCTAATGATAACTACGGGCAAAATATGCAAAATCGAGCCAGATACGCGCTTACCAAAAAAGCTGTTCAGAACTTATTAAACCAACGAGCAGAGCAGACCAATATCAACGACGTAGCCAAAATCCAAGAGCGCGTCAAGATAGCGGATGAAGTGTCGCGCAATGTCTATATGCTCAACAAAATAAGCGATAGCACAAACAGCGCCAAGGCTGCTATGATGAACTTCTTGTATGGAAGTAGTGATGAAAAACAGAACTTCATATCTAGTAACTATTTAGGCAAGCGTCGTCGAGTACTGCAATCCTCTTACTCTGCAAATAGTAATTCACAAATTCGCAAAGCTATAGCAATATTTCTTGCAGATAATCGAGAATATATCACTAACATCAAGTCTCAGCGTAACAAATATGAATACGACCTTAACTTACTCAAAGTAAGAATTAGAAACATTATTAACAAAGACCAGCAAGGATTGCAAGGAGCATTTAAACAACAGTCACCAGATGTAATTGTAAAGACTGAATTGGCTATTGCATATAACTTCGGAAAGGTAGCGGCTTTTGGAGGTAAGTCAGATAGATACAAGCGATTCAGATGGAATGTTGACAGAGAATATGCATTGATTAGTCGCTATAAAAGATTGAGTAGTGGAAGTAAAAGAACTGACCCAGTGCCGTGTGAAGATTGTGAACTTCAAGATGGTCTTGAATACTACTTGTTTGAGATAATTGAAAACCAAAGAAGTAGCGGAGATGTTATTAACTATAAAGCTGGAAACCCTACTGTATGGCGCAATTCAGCTAAACCTATTATGCCCCTACATCCGATGTGCCAATGTTTTTGGTCGCTAGCGGAAGACGTTGATGAAGAAGATTTCGACTCTAAGAAGTCTCCTCCAAATCGCCCACCCCAAGGCGGATTAGGTACACCAATTAAGATTGCTCTCGCCGCTACTGCATTCGTCGCTGGGCTGGCATTACTTTCCTCTAACAAGTCTCTAGGTAATGCAACAGCTAAAGCCATTTACTCAACATTCACAACTCCTCGGCTACCATCTCCAGAAGCAGCTAACTTACCTCGTATAGTAGAGTCGGGACTTGAAGCACTCAACTTCGTTGGGGTAGAAAAAAATATTGTAAATAAGGTAGCCAAAAGTGTCCAAATCATCAGTCGCGTTTAGTATAGGTGCAGCCCTACTTCTTCTGCTGGTCTTCCCACCCGACCCTGATAGAATAAGTTTAGCGCGATTATTTTACGCCTTACTTGAATTACTTCAATATTTGCACACATGACTAAACAACCGCAACGGGCTGAATTTATATTTGAGGGGCTTCAGGCACTTCAACACGTAGATATTCCTTCAGCTTTCGATGCGGCTAGAAATGCAGTATACACTTATAAACCTAGTTTTGGTGACTTGAATGCTCTTCCTATAGCCATGAACGCCCCAAACTTTCCTAAATGGGCAAAGACAGCTAAAGATACTTTTCAAGCTAATGCTAGCGATAAACTTCCGACTAGAGTTGCTAAAGCTGCACTTGAAACAGGTGGTCACGTATTGCGTGATAGTGAAGGATGGGGTAATCCAATTGCTGATGGCATGTCTGCAACATATCGGAACGTTAAAGGAGTTTATGATAAACAAAAAGAGCTTGGTAGAAAACTTACAACCAAAGAAATATTACAAGAGTCAGGTAAAGCTGCATTGCAAACAGCCAAAAAACAAATAGTAACCAGACCTAAAATGTATTTTCATGATGCACCGAAAATGGGTTTAGAAGCTTTGAAAAGTGCTAGTGGAGTATTGTCTAAGCTACGTGGAAAAGGTACACCACAATTAGCCTCTATGTCTGTTTCGTATAAACACTTTACTAATTTTTAGAGGGGAGTGCAGAGTTCATAAAAAAGAACGTGATTGGTTTTTCATAATAGCTACTGAAAGCTGCTAACTCGTAGGCTTCTAGAGGGCGCTTACCCCGTTCAATCTCGCTGACTACATCTTGACTGAATGAAAAATCTGCGCCAACACTAGCCTGAGACTTATTCTTGGCTTTACGAAGGCGACGTAGCTTATCCCCGACTTGCTGGTTAAATAGTGCTTTGCTATCCATGTTACGATAATACTTATATAGTTATGATAGCGCATTAGCTAACAATGAAAAAAACCTCACCTAATATTGCTTATTTTAAAGCCCCAGCATCAGCCAACTTTGAGTTGGGGCAGGTGTTGGTAGCTGGAACCCCTATCAAGGAAGAATATACTGCGTTAGTTGCCACTGAAGGCAAGTTTACCGATAGTACAGATGTTGAGCATGAGTTTAGCCCTGAACGTCTCAATACAATTGTCGAACATACTAACCGAGCCATCGATAGCGGCACAGTTGTGCCTGTTTGCGCCGACCACAAGAAGGATATTCCAAATACCATTGGAAGCATTAATGGGAGAGCTTTTACTAAAGTTATTACCGAAGCAGATTTACCTAACCCAAATAGCAAGCACCTTGTAGGCAAGCTTGGAATGTTTTTATCAGGAGTCAAAGTTGCAGCAGCCAAAGGAGTCGAAGCACTTAAATCTGGAGTTAAGTCGGTTAGCATGGGGCTTAACCTCGACCCTAACGAACACCGCATTATGGAATTGTCTCTTGTACCTATCCCTGCTATCCCTAACATGGGCTTGTTTCATAAGAAAGTGAGCAAAGCAATAACCGCTAACTTTTCAGGTATCCCTGATAGTGGCAATGCAGTAACTTGGGATGAACTTGAGGCTAACGACCAAGCAATCGATGACCTTCAGGACGAATACAATGAGATTTGCCAGAATTTATGGCTTCTGCTCAAAAATGCTTATGACAATGATGCAATTCAAATTGATAGTCCTGAAGTTCTATTGCAACTAATCTACTCTCAACTCAATGGGTTTAGTGTCAAAATTATTGAACTACTCGGTTTGACTCAGTTGATGCAGCAAATGAATCAACAAGCTCAAGCTGGTGTACAGACTCCTCAAGACCAAGCTGCACAGACTCAGGCTCAATTGCAAGGTGGTGCTGAGAGTGGTATGACAATTCCACAACTGCAACAACAAACTACCTACAAGCGTGGCAACAATAAGTTGGCTCAGTTCAACTTGCCAATTGGCACAGCTAAGAAGTATGTACGAGGCGGAGCTAGATGTTAAGTTTAAAAGCAGAATTTGCCTTAAGAAAACCTAGAATAAAAACTTTGGGTGTGCCTTTGATTGCTCCTCCTCCTCCATCAGGAACTGGTAGTGTACCTATAAGAAGTAAAAGGCTCAATTACAATGCTAAAAAAGCTGGAGGCACAAGAGCTAAGGCAGTTGTAAAACCTGCCACTGGAACAACTGTACCTGTAAAAACACCTGTACCTACTGCTCTACAAGAAGCTTTAAATAAGGTGGAAATTAAAGATGCAGCTAAGAAACGAGCAAGGGAATTTCTCCC